AAATGTAAATTTAATTGCTATGGAACAAGTTTTCAGAGCTATATCTACAACTGCTACAGTACAACCTGGATCTGCAATATTAGCAAATACAGCTACAGCTTCTTTTACTATTACTCTTCCAGCATCACCAGCAACTGGAGATTTTGTTTCTTTTATTGATTCAGGATATACATTTGATACCCAACCTTTGACTGTTGGAAGAAATGGTAGTAACATAGCAAATACAGCAGCTGATTTAGTTGTAAATACAGAAGGTGCTGGATTTACTTTAGTTTATTCAGGGGATGCAACAGTAGGTTGGACTTTCAGGGATAAATAATCTATGGCTAACTATGAAGCTACTAGATACGATTTTTCTGGACAGGATCTAACTGGAGTTGAAGGTGTCAATACAGGTTTAATTATTCCTTGGGGAAGTGCAATTGTTCCAAGTGGATTTTTAGAATGTAATGGTGCTGCTGTTTCACAAGCTACTTATGCTGCTTTGTATGCAGTTATTGGTTATACTTATGGTAATCCTGGTGGAGGTAATTTTAATTTACCTGATTTAGCAGATAGAGTAGCTGTTCACAAATCACCAACAAAAGTTTTAGCTACAACTGGTGGAGCTAATACTGTTGCTCTTCAAGGAAGTCTTCAATCATTAAGCGCAGGAAATACTACAATAACAACTCCAACATTGGGTGCACATTCACATCCATGGACTTCAGGAATGGGTAGACTTGGTGGAGATACAAATACAAATGCAGGTTTAGATGGTGGTAGTATGGGACAAACTGTTATTACAGACAGTACTCCTGTATCTTTTACTTTTTCTACAGTAGGTGGTGGTGGATCACATGGTCATCCATTTAGTGGAGGAACATTTACAGGTGTGGCTAATTCTGTTCTTCAACCTTATTTAACTTTAATATATATAATAAAAACTTAATATGGCAAATTACGAACAAACAAAATATGATTATACCGGTCAGTTTATAACTGATGTGCAAGGTGTTAATACTGGATTAATTATTCCTTGGACCACTGCATCTGTTCCAAGTGGTTTTTTAGAATGTGATGGTGCTTCAGTTTCAACATCCACATACGCTGCTTTATTTGCAGTGATTGGTTATACCTATGGTGGAAGTGGGGGTAATTTTAGTTTACCTGATTTAAAAGATAGAGTACCGGTTCACAAATCACCAACAAAATCTTTAGCTACGACTGGTGGAGCTAATACTGTTGCAGGTAATGCTCAAATATCTGGACCTTTTACAGTTGGAAATACTACTTTAACTGAACCAACTATTGCTGCACATGCTCATGGTTCAACAACAGGAGTTACAACGGCTATGATAGGGGGTCGTAATGGAGTTCCAGATTTTGGTGTATATGTAACTACATATTCTCCTAGTCCACCTACAACAAAAACTTATGAACCAGCGGGTGGTAGTGGAGCACATACACATACAACAACTTCTGCTTCTTTTACAGGAGGAACTAACTCTGTTCTTCAACCGTATTTAACTTTAAAATATATTATAAAAACATGACAAACTATACTGAAACAAAATATAATTTTGATGGACAATATTTAACAGGTATTCAAGGTGTCAATACAGGGTTGATTGTTCCATGGGGAAGCTCTTCTATTCCTTCGGGATTTTTAGAATGTAATGGTGCTGCTGTTTCACAAGCTACCTATGCTGCTTTGTATGCAGTTATTGGATATGATTATGGTAATCCTGGCGGAGGTAATTTTAATTTACCTGATCTAACAGACAAAGTAGCGTTAAGTAATTCTCCAACAAAAGTTTTAGCTACAACTGCTGGAGCAAACACTGTTGCTTCAACAGGAACAATTGGTGGTGCTACAGATGGAACAGCTTTAGATGCATCAACGATTGCAACTCATACTCATGATTTATCTAATATTAATGGAGCTGGATCACAAAATTCTGGAGGATATACAAATAATGCTACTCCAACTACTACCGTTGGTGGAGGAAGCCCTCATTCTCATCCAATAACAGGAACTTATGCAGGAAGTGCAACTTCTGTATTGCAACCTTATTTAACTTTGGTATATATTATAAAAACATAGGAGAAAAAATGGCAAAATATGGTAGTTGGACAGTAGTATTTCCCGATAAATTAATTATTAAGAGAACGCAAGAATTTAATGTTGAAACTGCAAAAGGTCTTAGAATAGAAGACGATTCTTTTTGGAATCAAAATAAATTTAAAGATATACATGTAATTCAATTTACGGATGATAATTTAGATAATGATCAAGTTGAATACATAGATTCTAGATCAAATGCACCGTATGACTCAAATGTACTAGGTGATTTTTCTCAATTTATAACACGATGGGACGCTATTTATTTAAAAGTTTTACAAGAAAATTGGGATTATTCAAATTATGTTCCAGGAGCTAAACAATATGATACTGATTTTACAACAGGAGAAATGATTCAAATTAAAGAATCTATTGAAGATAAAACAGCGAGATTAGGGCCTAGACCTACATCCTATACTTCATCTTAAAAAGATGATAAATTAGAAAGATGAAAATAGAAGATGCAGTTGTACAAGTAGATAAGTTATTTGATACTTTATTAGTAGAAAGAATAATTAATTATATAAATTTTATAAAATTAGATAATATGTCTGTGTTTGGTGGAGTTGATACCAATATTAGAAATGTTATGGGAAGACATTTAATAGGACAGAATATGACAGATGTTGTTTTATTTAAATGCATAACAAATGAAATATTTAAAATATTACCTAATTATTTTGCAAAATTTCCTAAATTATTATTATCAAATGTGAATCAAATTGATTTATTAAAATATGAAGCAGGTGGAAAATATGAAATTCATCAGGATCAAGGCCCAGGCTCAAGAAGAGCACTTACTTGTATAATTAATTTAAATGAAGGATATGAAGGAGGGGATCTTGTTATTTATGATAATTTTTACAAAAATGAAGTTAAAAGATTAAAATTAAAACATAGAAGTGCTTTATTTTTTCCTAGTAATTTTTTATATCCACATAGAATAGAGCCAATAACAAGTGGAACGAGATATAGCGTGGTAGCATGGTTGGAATAAGAGAAAAAAAATACATATATATAAAAAATTTCTTTTCAAAAGAAGAAATATCTATCTTACAATTATATTGTAAAAAAAGAGTTTATGAGGGATTTACATACGATACACAATCTCATTTTGCTCCATGTTATTATAAAGATCATCTTATGGATTCTTTTTTAATAAATAAAAAACAAAAAGCAGAAGAAGTATCTGGATTAAAATTATATGACACCTACGCTTATTGGAGAGCTTATATTTATAAATCTATTTTAATGGACCATACTGATAGAAAATCATGTGAAATTAGTATTACCGCATGCATAGATAATTGTGGAGTTAAATGGCCAATACATATGGAGGGGAATTGGATAGATATTGAAGTTGGTGATGCTGTTATGTATTTAGGTTGTGAAGTTTTACATGGAAGAAAACCCTTTGAAGGTGTTTATAATGCTCAAGTGTTTTTTCATTATGTAGATCAAAATGGTCCTTTTAATAGTTATAAAGGAGATAGTGCTAATGACTAGGGTTGAAAAAATAGAAAATTTTATAGGTTGTTATGATGGTTATTTAGATAAAACTTTATGTGATAAGGCAATACAATTTTTTGAACAAAAACAAACATTAAAAGAAACATTAAATAGATTAAAATCTGAAAAAGCTCCTTCTATTTTAAAATCAGATGAACAATTTTTTTGTAATTATGACAATCTCGATGTTTGGAAAGATCAACTTGAGTATATAATGATAAATTTTAATGAGGCTTTAAAACATTATTTAGATCAAACAAGCATACTACAATATTTTTCATTAAATGAATTACATTTTACAAGTATGAAAATACAAAAAACAAAGCCTGGACAAGGATATCATATGTGGCATGTTGAGAAATGTTTTCAAAATTTTGAATTGTCAAAAAGAGTTTTAGTTTTTACTATATATTTAAATGATGTAGAAGGTGGTGGTGAGACTGAATTTTTAATACAGAGCCAAAGAATAGAACCTAAGGCAGGAAGAATATGTATATTTCCAGCTAATTTTCCATATGTTCACAGAGGTAATCCTCCATTAAAAGGAGAAAAATATATATTAACTTCTTGGTTATTGGCTTAATCTTTTTTATTTAAAATATATTTATCATTAATTTGTTTTTGTTTTTTCCAATTAGGAACTTCATCTATATTGAATACAAGATTATATCTTATATCTTCACTTTCATTTTTTTCAACGTAATGATATATAACTGGTGGAAATATATAATAGTCACCAGGGTTTGGATGTATTTCTAAAGATAATTCAGGAAGTATTAATGGATTTCCTTTTGTTAAATATAAAATTCCATGATATGTTGGATGTGTGTGATTATTAACACTATCTCCTTTTTTTAATTCATTTCCCCACGCATCTTTAATTATTTTATATTCTAAAAAATTTTTAAAAAACGGATGTGCATATTGATGTTTATTTATTACAAATGTCATAAAATTAATAAATATAGGATGATTAACAAAAAAATCCCAAGCTGTTTTTCCACCATAAACATTAGTTGCATAATGTTCACTTTCTAATGTATTATTTTTTATTAAAGTTATTAAATTAAAAAGTTCATGTTTTTCAGGATAGTTACCACATATGATAGCTATTTTTCTCATATAAGAAACAACAATAGATGAGTTAGTGGCATCTGCTACATCTTGAGTTAAAAATTTTATCATATAGTTTTAAATGCTAAAGTTATCCTTGGAGTATTTATTTCTTTTGGTTCCAATCCTCTATGTAATTTATTTGCATTAAATATTATTACTCTGTTTTGAACAAAATCAATTTGAGTTGTTTTATCATTATCTTTTATTTCAAATAGACCAGAACCTTTTTCTAAAGTTTTAGTTATCATTAATAATATAGTTCGGTTACCATCATCTTGATGCCAATCACCACTCATTCCATTATATTGTACATTTATATAACTTCTTAATATTTCATTAAATGCAAATTGTTTTTTTAATTTAGTTATTATAAATCTAATTAAAGAATCGTTTATATTCAAATTTGAATTATAAAATGGATTAGAGTTCCCTGTAGAAGAGTGGCCATAATAATGAGGGGTATCTGAAGTAAAAATTTTTTCTAAATATTTAATTAAATCTTCTTCTAAAAAATTATCTATAACTGTTAAATTCATATCTATATAACGTAAATTCTGCGTTGTATAATAGCAAAAATACGTATATAATTCAAGGATGCCTTTACAGAAGATACAATTTAAACCTGGATTCAATAAACAACAGACTGCAACCGGAGCCGAGGGGCAATGGATTGATGGTGATAATGTTAGATTTAGGTATGGAGAACCACAGAAAATAAGTGGTTGGCAAGAATTAGTTAATAAAACCCTCGCAGGTCCCGCGCGCGA